GTTGTAATTATCCCAATATCTTTTTAAGTCTCCGTGTCTTACTCCGTTGTTAGGGATAAACTCGTTTTCTAATGTAGTAGGCTTTACGTGTTGGTTAAATGCCTCTGTTACTTTCTTAAATACGTTCCGTGTTTTCATAATGACAATATTAGTTTATGATATTCTTTAATTAAATTATCTAATCTGTTTAATGTTTCTTCTGAATAAACATCTGTGTTTGCTTGTCGCTCAATCTCCAATTGCTCAACGTATTTTATTAAATCCTCTTTCATATCTCATCAAGGCTTTTAAGTTTATCAATCACTATCTGGTAGCTTCTCCATAATCTACCTAATCCACGTTGGCAGGTATCAATAACATTCTCTGAATGCTCGTGAAAGTTGTTAGGAATAGCTATCTCTGCATTGTACCGTAGCATATTATCTATTCGGTTCTGCATTCCTTCGCATAAGTAAAGCAATTCGTTTGCTTTTGCGTGAAGTTCTAAGGCTTCTTTAATCTGTTTTTTCATCTGTTTTGTATTAGTGTTTCGACAAATATAATAAAATTGTTTATAACTGCAATACTTTTAAACAAATTATTTTAATTATTTTAAAAAAACAAAGGGAGAATGTTCCCAAACTCCCTTTCTTACCTAAACAAAACAGATTGTACTTTACGAAAAAAGTTTTACTAAGGTAGCTATTTTATATTACTACGAAGTTTAAATTGTAAATAACCAATGTAAGTTTTGTTATTAATAGTAAACTTCTTATTGCAAATCTTTCTATCTGAGCATTGCATTCTGTGTTGAATAGTTCCTGCCGCAGTTGTGTACATACTTTTATAGTGTGGTAGCTTTCCACAATTAGGACATTCAAACTTCTCCCCACCTCTTAATACCGCATAGTTTACTTTTTGCTTTGTATATGGTTCTAATTTGTGGTAAACCTTTTCAAGTACAATAACATCCATATCACAATATTCTACCATTCGCTTTAAAGCATCAGCATCTTTATTAAAAATGATAGCTTTCCACATATCCATACCTTCGTGTTTTAGCTTCGCCCCAACTCCAAGAAATTTAGCAATATAATCTAACTTGTTTGAATTAAAATTAAACTGACTTTTAGCGTGTTTAAGCGTGTCTATAGATTGGTATTGTGGGAACATATCAATCTTATGTTTTAAACACCTTGTACGCAACCATTTTATATCGAATCTATCTCCATTATGAGCTACTATTTCATCTGCTTGATTTAATATTTTAACAAAATCTTTTAAAAGTTTTTTATCGCATTGGTTTTTATCCCAAGTTAAATTATGAACCTCATCTTTACCTTCCCACTTCCAACTAACGCAAATTATAGCACGTTCTTTTATAATGTCTTCTGGTTGTATTGTTAGGTTGTAACCACTTCTCCAAAATATACCAATATTAAATGATGTTTCTATGTCAAAAAACAAACGTCTTCTCATAATAAGTTTGAATAAAAAAACCGAGGGTTACTCGGTTCTATTTGCGTTTGTAAGGTATATAGGTAGATTTACCGCCTTTCTTTATCATTCGTAAGACTTGCTTACGATTGCGACCTTCTCGGTAGGAAATATGAAACCAAGCTGCCTCAGTATCATTTCCTGCTTCGTAAATTAATTGGTCGAAAACAACGTTATCTATAATCCACTCGAACAAATCTCTATCGTGTAAATCTAAATCTATTGCTTCGCCTAAACTATGCTGAGACGTTAGAGCCCCTCCAATACGTTTATTTACGGCAGGAGAACGATAACCACTATTCACTCTAATTGGCTTTCCTAAATGCTCTCTAATAGGCTCAAAACAATTAATAGCCAATGCCATAGCTTTAGCAAGTTGCCCAGAGTTCATCGAATTGCTTATTCCGTAGTTTGTAGCAGCATCTGAACGCTCAAATTCTGCTCTGCTTAAATGCTTACTTAACTGCATATTACTATTGGGTAAGTTACTCTTTAGTAAGTTGTGACAATGTAGCCGTAACTCCACCAATTGCTAACAAATATCCACTTGCCGTAATTAATGCTGCCGGTAAAGCTACAGGTGCTGCGATTATAGCTGCCCCTACTGCTCCTGCAATGATTCCTACTCTTTGTACTTTCTTCCAAAACTTAGGAGTTTTAGATAGCCATCTTTCTTTTAGTTCCATATTTCTTTTTATCAGGTAAAATACCTACCATTAATTCGCTAAATTGTACGTGTTTATGTAATTGTCTTTTGCTTGTTTGTATTCTATCTTCTAAGCAATCGTACAACTTTAACTCTACTCTTTCAAGTTTAGATTCTAAAACCTCAAACCTTTTAGTAAAAAAGCTATACATCAAGAATATTACTAATACTAAAACACCTATTACTCCGTGTTTCTTTATAGCTTCTATTGTAGGTATTAGTGCCATTTGTAAAATTAATTTATTGGTGGTGTAGGTTTAGGATTGTAAGGAATCAAGCCCAAGTCCTTAACCCATAGAAATTCTTTGTTTGTGCAGAAGTTCATCTCCTCAGTTGAGATAATCCAATTATCATCCACATCTTGAATAGGATTGAAGTAGCTATCATCAGTATATTGCTGACCTACTAATTCATCTTTCTGTACCTCTGTAAGCAGTCCTACATAGTTAGGATATTCTGCTTGTGTTATGTCTGTTAGTTTCATACTGATTTAAAATTACTCAATATTTCTGAAAATGTTTTGTGAGAATAAGAACCTTTAGCTTTATTAGTCCAAACACAAACAAAATGAACATTACCATTAACATATCCAAATTCATTATCTATTCTATCTAAAGATAGTAAATAAGGACTTGATGTCATTTCACGTTTTTCAGTATAATTTTTTGGACAAAGCATATCAATATTTGTATAAGCACATTTATAATTTTGCTTTTCTAATAATTCTTGTAAATACTCAATAGTTACGTCAAATGGATAGCTTCTTGATTTTGCATTTACCTTCCATCTTGCAAACAATGCGTTATGTATATCCTTAGTTCCTCCTTTATTACAATTTCTTGGTTGTCTTACTCCTTTGCTCCAAGCCTTCTTGCTTCCACTTCCTTTACCAATTTCTCTATGTATGTTATTTCTATCAAGAAGCATTTTTACTTTTTCACTACCTATCTTATATTTTTTAGATATGTTAGATTGAGTCATTCCATTTAGATAATCTTGACATAAATTATCTTCATAAGAAAATCTTAATAGATTAATATTTTTATACATTTCTGCTTTACTAAGCATAGTAATTCCGTGCATTTTTAGTGTACGTCTTATTCTATCTGTTGTAGCATTTAAATCAGTTGCAATTTCGTGCATAGGTTTTTTACCATAGTTTGATTTTATATAATCAATATCTAATGGTTTTATATTATTCCATCTTCCCATAACACAAATATACAACAATACAAGCATATTACCTAAATATTTCGAGCTAAAGTTGTTTGAAACGTCTGTACCGCTGTGTATAAGTTAGCTGCTTCGGTGTCCGTTAAGCCATCTCCAATAGAAGCAAATGCATATTGAGCATCTAATGGAGAATTCAAACTACCGCCATCGTTTATGCCACCTAACCAAAAGTTATTTGATGGTAAATTTTGAGATGCAGTAGTTCCTGAAACAATGGATGTTCCGTTTTTATACATTTCAATATCAGATGCACCTCTTCTTGTAAAAGTTGCCATCCCTTGAAGACTAACAGAAGTGCCAGATGCTAAAGCGGAAGCAGCATTAGCAAAATATTCCAAAGCAGAATATGCCTTACCACTAATAAACCAATTAGGTGTGCCTACACCTTGATATCCTATTGTTGGAGATGGTAAATTTCTTATATAAGATGAATGATGATTGTTATCTTTTAATAGAATAGAATTAGGACTTAAATTAGTATTTGCATATCCATTAGTTCCATTTGATAACGCACCATTGCTTGAATGTGTCCATCCGCCATTAAATGTAATTTGATGTGCAGCCGTATTTATGAAATTATAGGAGTGCTTCGTACTTGTCCCACCTACAAACGGATACAATGCCTTCATCTTAGTAGTCAGTCCATAGGTAGTTAAGTCTGTCTCAAGTGTGTTCAACGCACCTAAGATAGTCAAGTCCGTTTCTCCCGTAGCAGCTATCCACGCAGTAGTTAGTGTACCGTATGATGGTCCACTTGGCTGCACTAAATATGGATTGATTATCATACTCTAGTTCCTATGATAGTAACTTTCAAACCTTTCGCTGTGCCATTCCCTATTTGGTCAATGTCAATAGTTATCTCAGCATCATCTGCTAGTGCAGTGTCAGATATGACCGCTGGTGTTGCAGCTGTTGTAGATGTCTTTTCAGTGTTGTCAATTGTCAGCTTTGTTGATAGGATAGTTGTACCACCTTCATTGATGTCAACAGTGAAGATACTACCTGATGCTTGAGCAGTAGATAGTGAAGCTCTCACAGCAGTAACTGTCATAGCGTAGGGCATTCTGAAAGTAACCTTTGCAGTTCCTGTTGTCAGTGCTGTAGTTTCATCTGATGCAGCTACTTGCACCTCAGTAGGCAAACCACTCTGAGCAAATGTCTTAACGTTTGCACCTGTAACTCTTTTAGTAACATAAGAAGCACCGCTAACTTCAGATATAACCATTAAATCCGTAGCCGCAAGTGCTGCGCCTTTAGCCGTTAGTTCACTTATTTTCTTTTCTGCCATTTTGTATTTTTTATCGTTCTAATAATGTTTCGCCTGAATAAGAAACGTCATAAACTGCTCCAAATCCACCGCTATTAAATAATGTCTCGTCTATAAGAAAGTCCTCTGCTTCTGTAACAAAGAAATCAGAATTCTCAGCAAGTAGGTTAGTAGTCTCTAAACCACCGCTACTCCCATCTGCTCCCCAACTAATCGTGTTAAGAACGCCTTGTCCCCATCCTATTGTGTTCGCCATCTTTCTCTACTTTCTTTAAGTATAACTTTAACTTTTGTATATTGTTTTCTTTTACCTTGTACTTCTTCATAAATACCACCCATTTAAGTTATTCTCTCCTCGTGGGTACATATCACCGTTTGAATTAGAATTATACTCTGGGAAAGATGCCGTGTTAAAATTAATGTAATCTACAAATCTTTGCGTATAGTGTTGTGCTATTTGTCGTTGCTTTTCTACTAAGAAATCTACTTCGTTTTTTTCTACTGTAGTAGCGTTTTCTGAATCGTGTTTATATACTCCTTTGTTAGCAATCGTGTAAGCTGCAAAAGGTAAGTATTCTACCATCGCCCAATGTATAAGCATAGGCTTTATATAGTCAATTAAAAGATTGTTATACGCACTTGGTATTGTATAGATTGAACTGATTGTTACCGCTCCATTTGTACCACCTGCTACCGTTGCAGTATTTCCAACTTTATAACCCGTTCCTGCCGTGTTTATTGTAGCGTTTGTAATTAACCCTGCCGCCGCAGTAATATTTAATTTTAAACCCGTTCCCGTTGCGCTTGTTGTACTTCTGTCTGTTCCCGTTGTATAACCTGTTCCTTGATTTGTTACAGTTATTGCCGTTGGAATTCCTGACGTAGCTAAAGTAATTTCAGCTTTAATTCTATTTAACAAGTCTGTACCTAACATAGTTTGTATGTGTACATCCTGCGCTATTTTGATAAACTGAATGAATTTATCTGTATCTACATTAGCATTTACCGCAGTAAATTTAACTAAGTCTGTTCTTGATATTAAAAGTGCTTCCGCCATTATTTTCCGTAATTAGGGTGGTGTCCGTTGTTAGGCATATCTATAGGTGCTACTTTGCTTTGTGCATTACCTGTAGGTCGTGGGGTGTATGATTTAGGAATAGAGTTTACCTCTTCAGATGAACTTAAAGATTTATCCTCTACATATCCTTTACCATCTTTTTTAGTCTTTAGTTTATAAAGAACTTCGTTCCAATAGTGAGAACAATTAACTCCACCTTTGAATTTAAACAAGTCGTAAGGTTGCCCTTTATGTCCTAACTTCTCATTTACTCCTGCTCTACTTGCTTTGTCAATGTCTTCTAAACGATATACTACTCCGTTTGCAGTTCGCGCCATCATTTTAACGCAGAATTCTCGTGAGTTAGCTTTATTGTATCGTGCTGCGTATTCATATCTAACCTTGTAAACAGATTTGTCTAAGTTAGATTCTCTACTTGGCTCTGATTTAATTACAGATGCTAAACGTGCTAATACGCTTTTCTTTGGATTTAAAGCATTATTTACCCATTCCTCTGTACTTATGTTGTCCGCCTTTA